TAGTTTAGCGCAAGGAGAAGAACCGCCTGCTGAAACAGAGCCTTTAACTACAGAAGGTGAAACATTTTATGTTAATTTAGCGCGGAAGTCTTTATTTGTAGATTTAGATAATGCTGATTTGAACGACGCAGAGAGACAGGCTATTACCCAGGATGTACAACCTGAAAACGCAAAAGAGATTGCTAAAATCTTACGTAAGGTTGTTAGTGATTATGGATTAGGCGAAAATTTTGACTCTAAAATAGATTCTCTTATTGAAGATTTAAAAAAAAACAATAGAGTAGTCGTTCTTGTACCGGGTAGTTTTAAACCTCCTCATAGAGGCCATTATGAAATGGTTAAACAATATAGCGAAGCACACCCTCAAGGTCAAGTTCATGTTTTAATTTCTGCACCATCTCCTAAAAGTGAACGGAGAACTAAAGACGGTAAACTAATTACTCCTGCCGCAGCAAAGCAAATATTTGAGCTATATGCTCAACCTCTTACTAACGTTACAATTAGTGTCTCAGAGTATCCATCCCCTGTAACGGCTGCATATGAATCTCTTAAAACCTTAGAGCAAGGCACCACGGTAATATTAGGCGCCAGTAAAAAAGATAATGACTGGAAGCGTTGGTCATCTGCTCAAGCTTGGGCTGAAAAAGAAGGGTTAGGATTAGATATTGAGAACCCTGAGGAGAGTGCAGTTGACGTTGTATCTAATAATATTGGNAGACCGTATAGCGCTAGTAACATAAGAGATAACTTTGATAACTTTGAACAAATAAAAACTGACATACCGGAGCATGTCAGNCCTGAAGAAATTAAAGCTATTTTTGACTTACTTTAAGTCTCTTACAAAATTATAAAACTCTTGTCTTGTAAGATCTCCGCTGTCTAAAAACGCACCAGACATTCTAGCAGTTTTCATTGTACTATTGTGCTTAACTCCTCTTACACACGCACACATATGATCTGCCTCTACCAATACTGCTACCCCTTTATTTTGTTCAGCTACAAGATCAATGTGCTTATGAATTTGCATAGTTAAATTTTCTTGTACCTGNGGTCTTCTCGANAACCATTCAACAATTCTATTTAACTTACTAAGACCGATAACCTTACCTTCTGTACCAGGTATATANGATACATGAGCGTTACCTATAAACGGTAGGTGATGATGAGAGCAAAAGGAATGTACTGTAATATTGCCTTGAAATACTAGACCATCATACTTATCGACGTTATCAAATGCTGTTATTTTAGGAGGATTATTATAACACCCTTCCGCTAAGTCGTTGACAAACGCTTTTGCCACCCGTCTCGGTGTGTCTGCGCTATTTGGATCATTTCTCCAGTCGAACCCTAAGGCATCCATATAACACTCATAGGCAGCAGAGGCCTTTTCAATAATTAACTCTTTCTCCTGCTCTGTCCGCGGCTTATTTCCATTGGCGTATTGAAGTAAATCTTCATTCATATGCAATCATTATAGTGGAATTATCCTGTAAATCAACAGTTGATTACTTCTAGGTTGTAGTTATAATAAAAACATATGAGTTTTACTAGTACAAAGATCCTAGAGCTTGGTAGTTGTGCCTTCCGACAGCCAAAGGCAGATTCCCACTGTAGATTCTTACATGGCTATCGACTAACGGCTAAATTTTGGTTTGGAGCTAGTAAGTTAGATGAAAACAATTGGGTAGTAGATTTTGGGAGTTTATCACACTTAAAGAAGATTTTAAAGCAACAATTTGATCATACTACAGTTATAGATAAAAGCGATCCATATATGGAAAGCTTTGAAGGACTTTTCGGTGCCGATGTACTAGACTTACGAGTAATGGATGGGGTTGGTATTGAAAAATTTGCAGAATATTGCTTTAAAATTAGTAATGATGTTATTTTAGATCAATCTCAAGGTAGGTGCTGGGTAGATAAGGTAGAAGTATTTGAGCATGAAAATAATTCTGCAATTTATACTGAAAATAATAGTACTACGATGAGTTTCGTAAATCACACAGAACAAGACAATGGGTAAAGGAAGTAAAAGACGAACAGGAGAGGATATAAAAAATATTGTATCTAATTGGGATGAAATCAACTGGGGATGTGTAAAGCATACTAAAGAAGAAGAAACTAATAAAAATAAAGATGATCGAAAAGAACTCAACGATAATGACAACAGACGGGACTGAGACAATATATCTATCAGACGATAAGGTATTTTATACGGTCGAAGGAGAGGGAGAATTTATAGGATACCCATCCGTGTTTATGCGACTGTCAATGTGCAATCTGACGTGTAAAGGGTTCGCTTCTGCTGCTTCTCCTCATGGTTGTGATAGTTTTATATCTTGGAGTGTTAAGAACAAGCTCACATTAAAGGAATTGTTTGATTTTTTTGATAGTAGTGGTTATAAGGATCACCTACGCAATGGAGCTATTTTAAAAATTACTGGTGGAGAACCGCTAGTACAGCAAAAAGCGCTATTAAGATTTTTAGAGTATATGAAAGCTGACTGGGATTTTATTCCTCGGATAGATTTTGAAACTAACGCAACAATTTTACCAGACCCAGAGTGGTCGAGAGTTGGTGCTACATTTACTACGTCTCCTAAGATGAGTAATAATGGGGACCCTGAAGATCGTCGATATAAACCAAAAGTATTAGACTGGCACTCTACTAATGGATCTGGATTTAAATTTGTAATTGATAAAGAATCAGATCTAGACGAGGTCTTTGCAAAATATATTGACCCGTTTGATATACCAACTGGTAGGGTGTGGTTGATGCCATGCTGCGGTAGTAGAGAAGAGCATATTAAAAAGGCTCCTATAGTCGCCGAGCTTGCAAAAAAGCATAGGTTTAATTTTAGCCCTAGATTACATTTATTAGTGTGGGATATGGCATTAAAAGTTTAAGGTAATAAATATTAAATAGTATGAGGATTGCAATTAGTGGTACTGCGTGTCAGGGTAAAACTACTCTTATTAAAGATTTCTTAGATCAGTGGTCAACCTATAAGACTCCAAAAAAGACTTACAGAGATATTATTAAAGAGAACGACCTTGCTCATTCTTCGAAGACAAATAAAGCGACCCAATGGGATATCCTCAATTTTATGATTGAGGAGCAACAGAAGTATAGAACTGGAGATAATGTAATCTTTGACAGGTGCCCGTTAGATAATTTAATATATAGCATGTGGGCTGTCGAGCAACCAAATAATGATATTGATGAAGAGTTTGTCAAAAAGTGTATACCACTAGTTCGTGAGAGTTTTCGAAATTTAGATATTATATTCTTTACCCCTATCACTAAGGTAGCTCCTGTTAAAATAGAAGAAGATGACTTAAGAGATACTGATGCAGAGATTATAGAATCTATAGATAATATATTTAAAGCCGTACATCGAGAGCATGAACATAATCCAAAAACTACGTTTTTTATTACAGATGACAAGCCAGCTATTATCGAGGTTTTTGGTAGTAGAACAGAACGCATAGAGTTATTAAAATTATATATTGATGCAGATGGTGGCGCTCAAGATCCTGGTAATATATTAGATGAAGAAACTCTTAAGGAGATGGAAAAACTTCAAGAAGTATGGAAAGATGTAGATCCTGAGGAACACTCCCTTATTAAAAAGGAGATGGAAAGGAAAGTTAAGGAAGATAAGCGCTTGGATAGATTAAATAGTTATAGATGAGCGAATATGATAATTTATGCGAGCGGTATATGACGAAAAGAGTTAGATCCTTTTATCCTCGTAAGTTTGACTTATCACCTGAGTTTGTAGAGGCCTTTAAATTAGAGTATTCCCGCTTAGTAGAGTCTGGTCAAAATAAACGAACAGTGTTTGAGCGGATGCGCAAAGCATTATCCTTCCATCTTTGACCTCTGTAATACCTTTACGATATATTTTAGTATCTCTGATCTAACGATTTCGAGTTCTGTAAACGTAAATACATTAATACCGAGNTCTATAGACTCTTCTGTATTAAATGCNTCGTATATATTCTTAAACCCAGATCTATTGCCGATATCGCTTTGCATCGAGTCTCCAATAACGATATATATTGATTCATGTCCGAATCTAGTTAAAATAGTTGTTAGTTCCTCCCGAGTTAGATTTTGAGCTTCATCAACTAATACACATGAACCTTTAAACGTTAGACCTCTCGTGTAGTTAACTGGTACGCATTTAATAAACCTCTCTGACATTAGAGTATTAATTGTCGGACTATCTAGCAATTCATTTAGCTTTTCTAATAGAGGAAGGCTCCACGGTAGAAACTTTTCTTCAACCTCACCTGGTAGTGAGCCCATACTTTTTGACGCTGATTCTACAATGCTGCGAATGTATACTATTTCCTCTACCTTTTGCGTGCGTAGTAATTGTAGTGCAATATACACTGATAAATAGGTTTTCGCAGAACCCGCCGGGCCATCTATTAAAGACATTCTACAATTATCTTTAAAACAAACATCTAAGAAATTATCATGTACATCAGTTAAGTTGTATTTCTGCTGTATACTATAATCGAGAAATTTATTCTTCTCTATACTGTCAGTAATTTCTGTTTTATCTATTTTTGTTTTTTTACTAACTCGTCGACCGTTCATAGATGTCCTTTTTGATGATGTAGTAGCTTCGCCTCGATTTCGTTTAGCCATATCTGTAAGTATTTACTTGCTTTTTGTTGTTTTACAATTATAATAATCGCTGTGAATATATTATTGTGTTGTCTTAGTTATAGAGAGTATACAGGTTCAGAGATATATTTTTATGAACTCTCAACTGCTTTACACTCAGCTGGTCACAATGTATCTATTTTTTCTCCTTTCGTAGATACCCCTCTACGAGATAAAACTAAAGATACACCCTTTCCCGATAAAGAGGAAATAAAGAAAGAAACATACGATATGGTTTTATTTTCTCATGGAAAGGTTATATGGGAGTATATAAAGGATGTTAAGACAAATAAACTAATTAATATTATTCACTCTGAAGTTATTGACCTAGAAGAACCAGTAGATGACTCTAGAATTAATCTATATGTTGGTATAAGACCATCAATTGTTAATTTTATAAAAAGCAAAATACCTGCTGCTAATGTAAAATTAATATATAATCCATTTGATTTTACTAGATTTAACCCTCAAAGAGGTAAGAAAAAAAAGAGCGTTAAAAATAATGTAGTTTTATTCCCGGGTAGTTTAGATTATTTGAGATATAAACCATTAAAATATTTGTTAAATTTATCTGAAAAACAAAATTTTAAAGTATTACACGTTGGTAGGTCTGACTACACTACCGTACACCCTAACTTCGCTACAATTGAACCTACATGGAATGTAGAAAAATATTATAAACAATGCGATATTGTTTCTGGTATATTTTTAGGTAGAACTTCTATAGAAGGTTTACTGTGTGGCAAGAGAGTATTACAATTTGATGTAGATAATAAAGGAAATATTAAAAGGATATATTGGCACATAGAAGAAGATTTATCTAAATTTGACAAATATAGGGTTGCCGAAAAACTAATTAGTTGATATCTATTTTTTGTAATTTATAATTTTAATTATGTTAGACCTCGAAGGTATAGAACAGAAATTTGAAAATACATATAATAGTGAATCCTTTAAAAAAATACAACAACTCTTTAATGAAAGACAAAACATTTTTTTAATTGGTAATGGAGGTAACTACGCAGTGGCTCAACACGGAGCAGCTGATTGTTCAAGATTAACGACTAAAAATGTAATGAGTTTTGACAGCCCTACGTGGATAACATCAGTAGCTAATGATAATGGTTACGAGGATTTATTTCTTAAATGGATTAGTACTGCCTATACTAAAGGAAATTTTACAAAAGAAGATGGTCTCGTTATTGGATTATCTTCAACAGGTACTTCTAAAAATATTTGTGGTGCGTTAAATTGGAGTGTACAAGAAGGTATACCAGCCGCCATAATTACAGGTCAACCAGCAGTAAATTTAAGACATGAAGACAGGCTCCCGTTTGACAAGGGAGTTATTGAGTGTGTGTTAAATACTAAACATTTCCACACCGCTGAAGTTCTTAGTCTTATTCTTTTTTATGAGCTTGTAGAGGGCGCTGGGGAGTGTTGTCCGTTAATTGATGATGAGAAATCTCGACGCGCTAAATTAAAATGTAATTTTGACAATTTAACCCCATATGCCGAAGAATATAACGGAGAATAATAATTTTTTTATAGTTGTATTATGTTATAATTGTGAGCAGTATATAGAAAATTGTTTACAGTCTATAAAAAATCAGGAATATAATAATTATAATGTAATTATAATTGATGATTGTTCTTCAGACAATACTACAAGTATTATAGAAAAAAATATAAATGATAAATATATATTTGTAAAAAATAAAGCCCATATTGGCCCATTAGGCAATCACATGGCTGCTCTTAATGCGGAGTATAATCTTAATGAAAATAGCATTATTGTACACTTAGACGGGGATGATACATTTATTGGTACAGATGTTCTATCTACAATAAACAAAGCATATACTAATCACCCACAGTGTTTAGTATCTTACGGTAATTATAAATCTGCATCTAACAACAATAGTATATGTAAAAAGTGGGAGCCTAGTATAACAGTTTCTGATTATATTGCGCCTATAGGGTGGATATTTTCTCATATCCGTACATTTAAATATGGTTTATGGAAGCATATAGATCAAAAACTAAGTTTTTACGATAAAACAAACAAAATTTTTACGAGCGCTGGAGATGTTGCAATAATGAAACCTATCTTAGAACTAGCTGGTCGTAGTAAAACAATGTTTTTTAATAAAAAGATGTATTTTTATAGAGATAATACATCTCTTAACGAGCATAATGATCATTTAAATGATCAAGTAAGGTGTGCATTACAAA